CTGTTTTTTATATCCGCCTGCAAGATATCTGGGACGGGCCAGCCAGGGTAAACCTTTACCACCGCACCGGTAATGCTTGGGGATGCGGTGCCATTTGGGTAGACAATTGCCGCAACTTGACCGGCAATCACATTTAGAATTTCTGAGGGATCTGCCATATCACACCAATGCCTGCATACCTGTTGCGCGCCATCCCATGTCGGTTAATTCAGCGCTGGAGACAATGTATCGCCGACCAATATCATCGGTGATGACGTCACTTGTACGTAAAACGATGTCGCTGTATTGCGGAAACAAAAAGATATACCAAGGTGTTTTGGCGTCGGCTGGCAATCCTACCGGTGATTTCTCACCTTTCGTGCCATTCAGTACGCTTGCAGGCCAGCCAGTCATCAGAGCAACTTCATTCGCTGCAGTTGTGCCGCCGTAACCGATCACACCCGCAGCACCTTCCTGGCTGGTTCTAAGCACCGAAATAGTACGATTGCACTGCACGCAGTAAATCGGTAGAAGCTCTTGAAGGGCAGCAATGAAGAATGTTCCGGCTGCACCTTCAATGATATCTCCTGGCTGGCATTGGGTGCTATCGAACATCCCATACCATGCCGCATTGCCATATTTATTTGGCTTGCTGTAGCGATAGTCTTGCGTGAAAGAGGCCATCTGCTGCAGGTAAGCGGTACCAATAGGAGAAATAGCGGCTTGAGGTCGATAAAAGCTATGCTGTTGCCCAACTCTTCTGGCTATCAAAGCGTATTGCCGGTTATAAAGCGCATTTTGCAGCGTCATATAATACTCCGGTATGGGCCGAGATAGTCGGCAATTCTTGGATCGACAAGTCCGATACCAGCAAACCGCTCATAACTTCTGCCTGCATAGGTTTCAGACTTAAAGTAAGTCGGCCCCTGGAGTGTGAGATCAGCCAACTGGTTAGCAAGCAACACAGTTGCCGACTTGATGGCTTCGGGGGCTTGGGTATATCCGGCAAGGTAACAGGCCTTAACCGTATCACCGGACAGGTGAGGCAGGTCTAAGCGGCTGCTATCTGCCCAGCGAGGCTGTTGAATTCCTCGCGCTCCGGAGCACAAAGACACAAAGTTAACAACTGGCGTTTGCCGCAGTGAAAACTTACCTTTCGCTGACACCTTTTTTTCTTCGACGATAACCATGCCAGCCAAATAAACGGGGGAAGAGTGCGAAAACTCGACATTATCAAGAAGTGCCGAGCCATCTGGGTTAATAGCAGTGATCGCCACGTTTTCAGCAGTTGATGTCCCGCGATCAATAATCAGAACATCGCCGAGTGTTATCGCCATCCACGATGGCAGCATGACCGGCACTTGCTGGCCGGGATTAAGTGCTACTGATGATTGATATGTGAATGATGGCGAAGCAAAAGCCATACAAACCGGCTCTCCGTTGTTAGTTTCAACAAGAAAACCGAAAGGTCGTCCGCAGTACGAGTTAACCGCAACGGCTGCCTGGTCAAGCTGAGCCTGAGTTACGTCAGACGTGGCCCCGTAATTTGACGCCTCACTCAGTAAAACGTAACTCATGACGCCGCCTTATTTTTTGCTGGCCGGTGCCGGGTCAGCTACCGCAATTTGTTTGTCAGTCAAGACAAAACCAAATGACTGAATGAGGGAAAGGCATTCAACAGGAACTGACACCAAACCGTCAGCGTCAGTAGTAAACTGCTGTTCGTTAAAGCTGAATGAGTCGCCTGGTGATTGGGATTGAACCACCATCATATCGCCGCTTAAATCCATTATTTTCTCCTTAAGTCGCCCCGCCGTAGCGGGGCTTTTGCGTTAGCCGTTAGCAATATTGGTGATGATTGCCATAGACGATGGGAAGTAGCAGGCAAGAACGCCTTCTGCATAGACTCCCATTTCGTACTGGCGTGAACGCAGAGGCCAGTCGAGCTGGTAGTAATCCCGGCGCATATGCATTTCTGCGACGTTCTGTACTTCGTTGTTTTGGTAATACAGCGGCAGATCTGAGCAGTAGCCGAAAATGGTACCGGCTGGCAGATTTGGATGGATGCTGATTGGGATCATGCGTCCGCCACCAGGCATGTAAGGGTTGTAGTAGTTAGTTACCACGCCGTTTGCGTTGATTTTGTATGGATCACTGCCTTCCTTACCCGCATCAGCGTTGTAACGCAACAGAGTACCTGACGCAGTGGTCATGACTTTGTTGGTGATGTTGGTTAACTCTTGGCTGCTACAGTAAATCTCAGTAACTCCCAGGCGGAAGTTTTCCCACATGGTTTTAAGCATGGTGTCAATTTCAACAACGTTGCCGCGACCGCCAGCGGTTAACGGTGTGCCAGTCCCGGCGGTGCCGGTAGGCATGTTCACAACATACGCAGAGTTGGAAGGCAAAAAGGCGGAGGTCATGAAGCCATCGAAGGCAAGGCCGGAGTTAGCCGAGTAGTCAACAGTGGTGCTCAATGCCGTTGCTGCCATACCGGTCGAGGTTAACGCGGCGGAGAACGTGGCGCTGTTAATCGTGGTGATGAACTGCAGGGTTTCTGAGCCAGCAACGCCAACAAACCATGCGTATGCAACGGCACCATTGACGGTCGGAGTGGTCGCGGACAGAATTTGACCCAGAGTAACCGCCTGGGTAGTTGCTGCTGATTTCTTTGATACCCCACCGTTGAGGGTAAAGGTATTGCCATCTGCGCCAGTGATCGACTTGGAGGTAATCAACTGGGTAGCAGACGTGCCGCCATTAGCCAGATAACCCTCAAGAGTCAAGGCGGCAACAATGACAGAGTAAGTTGCTGCCGGCAGAGTGCCGGTCGTACCGGTAGCCGCCAAAGTTGGTGCTGTTGGTTGAGCAAGAACCAGTGAGGCGTTACCGGCGAGGATGGCCTTTTCTTCTTTGATCATGGTCTGCTGAAGCAAACGAACTGCTGCAGTCGCCTTAATATCTTCAAAATTCTTGGCCGCGCTCTCTGCTTCGAAAGTCACAGAGTCTTCTTCACCGAACGTCGCATAGTTTGCCGCAACTGGCTTTGTGCTGTAACTCATGCGACCAGAGCGCTGACCTTCCGGCACCCACGGCATTGATGACACGCCGGAACCGGTAAGGCCGGTTACAACTTTCCAGTTAGTTGCAGAACCGCCATTGCCAGGCACGCGCGGCAATTTATTGCGCAGCGGTGTAATTACTGGGTAAAGATTTTTTGCAGGAGCCTGAAGATCGTAGCCGATCAGGCCAGTACCTACAGATACGGTTTTGTTGATGTCCTGCTGCGCCTTTTTGACGTCATTCAGGGTCTGTTCAGTGATACTCATAGAATTCTCCAGATAATAAAAAACCGCTCTAGGCGGCCGTGTTTTTAACATAAAAAAACCGCAATAAAGCGGCTATGGCTGTTGAGCGAGTATCACTCAGCTTCTTAAATTGACAGGCTGGGCGGTGGCGAAGTGGGCCTTCATGATGGTTGCTGCTTCATCAATCGTTCCGTCAGCCTTGCGAACAGGTTCGACAGCATCACTGCCTTGGCCTAACCCAAGGTTCCCGCCATCAATACCCTTTGATACGGTGACACCTTTAGGTGGCGTTGGCAGAGCATTAATGCGGTCATTCAAATCTTGCTGCGCCTTAACCAAGTCGGCATTTTGTGCCTGGATGGCCTTGACAACATCCATGATCGGATTTAGCGCTTTGGCAATATCGCCACCGAAATCAGCCTTTTGCACCGGTTCTACTGTAGTGGCTGCTTGAACTGGCTGATCCACAGTTGCTACTGGTTGAGGGGATTCTGCTTTCTGGATTGGTTCAGCCACACCTTGCAGTTGCACTGCAGGAGATTGTTGGGACTTTTTGATATCACCCTCATGGTGAGCTTTTTGCAGCGAGGCAATCATTTCGCTTGTTTCTTCTGCGGCCATTTCACGGAAAATTTCAACGCCTAGCGACAGCCAAGTCTTTAACTGTTCTGGCACTGGGCTGTTGTCACCTTCGCTTTCCGCTTCCCACTGAGCATCCTCAACCATCCATGAAATCTCACGAAGAAAGCAGGCGAAATCACTAACGGCATACATGCCCTTCTTGATGTCGGTACTTTCCTGCGTCTTGATCACTGGCTGTTGGTCTGTGGTTGCGGCTGAATTTTCAGCTTTAACAACCGCCTGTTGCGCTTCTTGAGTCATCGCTATCTCCGGATTAATTTCCGGGTCATCCCCGGCCTTGTTAAAGTCCTCGCATTTCCACATCTGGATCACTGCGTTGGGATTGTTTGGTTTATCGACCAGGCTTATCTCGGTGAGACGAAGCCCAGTAATTGTCTTGCCCAACTTGCTCGTTGAGCTACCACCAACTGAGAAGCCTTTGTATACGCCCTGCTGCACTTTTAGTACCGCGATAGGGTCAACGACGCGAGCAGTTATCACCGTTTCACCGGCATCATTCACATAAGCCTCATCGACGGTACCGGCTGCGCTGAGTTGATGCATTTCACGTAAGGCACCTGTTCCCAACGACATATAGTCGGGAATAGCCGCTTGCATTGCCTGTGCGGTGATAACTTCGCCATCCGCGTCTACCGAGCCGTCAGAAGCAATGCCGATAACCGTGATTGTGCCATCGTCGTTACTTTCAACTTTCCGAATGCTGGCAAACTGGCAAACTTTGTTCATAGAAAATTCCCATAAAAAAAGCCTCTGCTATTGCGGAGGCTCGGGTTGTTTTTCATCATCCTCCGGCGGAGGCGTTTCGGGTGGCTGATTTGCATTGTCATCGCCAGAGGCAGCCTGTGTTATCGGGACAAAGCCGGTTGCCGTAGCAAACATTGGCACATCGCCACCGTTAATAGGCTCGAGATTATCCTCTGCCCGAGCTTCGTTAATCGACATGCTGCCGTTGCGAATGCGAGCGTCAAATACCTTCGCACGTTCGATCGGGTCAACCTCTTGCTCAGTCGTCCACTCAAGCACAAGTTCGGGTGCGTTAAAGTGCTGAGCAATAATTCTGTCCAGGAGCGATTTAAGGAAGGAACGAGTGATTTCATCGCCGCGCTGATCTGCAGAGCTTTGCTCCACATCCTGCCCGGCCCTTGTCTGTTGCTTTATCGCCCACTGATTTGGAACATTCAGCGCATAACAGATAATTCTCGCCAGCCATTCGTCGAATGTATCTTGTAGCGCGCCTTCTTTGGTGTTCACTGCGTTAACGCCAGCGGGAACAAACTTGGTTTTCCGTCGTTCTGATGTGTCGCCAGCAAGCAAATCGTTCCAATACGTTTCGAATTGCTGGATTTGTGCGACGGTCCACGTTTCTGGCAGTGTTAGGATTAAATCTGGCGTAGAGCCTTCGGTATAGAACTGGAGCTGATGCAGAGATCGCCGGATAGCGGTATTGACTGTCAGCACCAATTGCTCGACAACTGAATGACCATAAATCTTATTCGTGCGGATGTTGCGAGGCTGATAGATTAACTCGCCCCACT